ACACCAAGAGAAATTGTTGACTGGCAAAACGGTGTTCATCCACTAAACACCACACAATTTGACTCCGACTTCGGTGCTCTGTACTGGCCTTGGGTCAAGATTCGTGACACATTCAACAATCTGGATGTATGGGTTCCACCTAGCGGTGCTGTTCTTGCGACTATTGCAAGATCTGACAATCTTTCGTTCCCATGGTTTGCTCCAGCCGGTCTAAATCGTGGTGTGGTTCCCGGTATTACTGATGTCTATACACAGCCAACTCTAGAAGAGAAGGACATGATGTATGGCAACCGCAATGCCATCAATCCAATCGTAACTTATCCTGATATCGCAGGATTCGTTATTTGGGGTCAGAAGACACTACAAAGAAGACCAACCGCTCTAGATAGAGTTAATGTCCGCAGGCTTATGTTCTATCTCGAAAAGAATATCAGAGCTCAGGCTAGGGCCTTGTTGTTCGAACCACACACTGCTGCTCTCAGGTCTAGATTCGTTGACCTAGCAAATGGTGTGCTGCAAAATGTTAAAACAAATCAGGGTGTTTATGACTATGTCATCCAGTGTGATGAAGAGTTGAATCCACCTGATGTTATCGACAGAAATGAAATGAGAGCCAGAATTGGTGTGCAGCCAGTTAAAGCTGCTGAATTCATGTACATTGAATTCTCCTTGCACCGTACTGGTTCGTTTACTGAAAATACAGAGGTTATTGCTTAATTTAATAGGAGACTAATATGGCCTATAATATGGGTATTGGCAAGATTGCCGAAAGAAATGTTACATTCAAGAGGAAGTTTAGGTGGGTTTTTAGGGTCGAGAATATCAATGGTAATCCCGGCCAGTTTATTCCTGAGCATTATGTGAAAAGCACAGGCAGACCGAATGTTGATTTCGGTGAAACCAAAGTGTCTTTCCTTCATGGTGAAATGACTATGCCCAACAGGGCTACTTTTCAGGACATAACACTTGTTTATCATGATATTGTTGATAACGACGATAGCATGTTGCAATTATACAATTGGATTGGAGGTGTATATGACTTCCTTTCATCAACAGGTACAGCAGCCAATCCTCGCATGTCATCTAATGCTACAGGCCCCGGCGGTTATACTGCTACTGGAAAGCTTGGCATGCTAGATGGTTGCGGCAATGGTCTGGAGCAATTCACTCTGTTCATGTGTTGGCCAAAATCTGTAAATTTCGGAGAACTTTCTTACGAAACTATGGAAGCATCTGATGTATCACTTGGATTGAAGTATCAGTTTGCGAAGCGTGTAAACCTAGCTGGCAACCAGCCTACTTTCACTTGTGCTGCTGGTCGCAGTACATCAGGTGGTTCAGGCTTTACTTATAGCTTCCCATGGTCTCCCGCAGGCAGCATTGGTGGCGCAACTTGATTTATTTTTAAAAGCAACAACCTTAAAGACGCTGGGTATCCAGCGTCTTTTTTTTTTCATATTGAAGTATAAATAATATAAAGGAATATCTTATGGCCAACATGGGCATACAGTGGGCATTCAATGCTGTATTCAAAAGAAAACACAGATATTTATTTTACATACCCGGAGTCGTTGATGACGGGATCGGTGCTTTGCCGCCAGCTTCTGCTGCTAGACCAAGTTTGTCATTTGAAGAAATGTCTGTGCCTCATTTAACAGAAACAATATTTTTTCCAAGCCGTCCTACTTGGCAAACTTTTCAACTAAGCTTATATGATGTTAAAGCCAGTAGTCCTGTGTGGAATTGGGTTTTGCAACTTTATAACCCTTATCAGGGCGGCTATCAAACATCAAATGTTTCTGGAGGCCTTGATTATAACAGATATAAAAAAACCTGTCTTTTAAGCATGCTTGATGGATGTGGGAATACAATCGAATCTTGGCTTTATGAAAACGCTTGGTGTACGAGTGCAAACTTCAATTCCCTTAGCAATGAAGATCAAGGAGTTTGCACTGTAGATATTACTTTGCGATATGACAGAGCATATAAAACAAGTTAGTCGAGAAATTGGTCAGCTTTAATTGCATCTCTGCATTTTGCTAAAAATTCCTCAAGTTCTTTTGGTTTCATGCCAAGAATCCTGCATGCTCCGCTTTTGTTTAGTCGGCCTTTTTTAGTATAAACTTTATTTTCATTTAAAAGAAGAGCTTCGATTTTGTCTCCAAATCCACGATCTTCTAGTATTTGTAATATTTCTTGTTTTTCTATAACTTCAAGGAAATTCTTCTTCATATTTATACGCTATTAATCCGAAATACTAACATATCGAATTATGCGCCCCTTTTTTTTATAAATTTTAAGTATCCAAAAAATTATATCCTTAAAAAAAATAAAAACTACATTATATCATGGTATCTATCAAAATTTTTGCCTGATATTCTATCTTTTCTCTTGTTGATAAAATCCATTCCTAATTTAACTTGTATTATATCACTATAACGCTTTTTCAATTCTTGATAATTTCTTGCAGATCTCCACAATTGTCTAAAATGATTCAATATACATGTTGTCATATAATTGAATGCTTTTCCTTTAGCTGGATCAAATTTTTCTGCTCTTTCAAAACAAATCAATACACCTTCTTGTACAGCATCGTCTTCATCTATGTTGCTGAACTTGGCATATCTTACAATGTTTTGTGACAAAGTATAAAAAGCAGTTGCAAGTATTTTTTGAGCTTCTACCCATTCGTTTTCAGCATCAGATATTTCTTGTTGTTCGACTTTCAAAGGTTTTCTTATATTTTTTGAATATTGTAGTTGGTGCACAATATCTTGTTGTAAAAGTTTTAATTTTTGTTTCATCCTTTGTGCTTCTTGATACTTAATTATAATTATCTCAAAAGACTTGTTGTTTAGGTATTCGTTTGACATTTTTCTCCTTGAATAAGTATAAATGAAAAAGCTCATTGAAATTTTTTATGATTATTTGTGGAATCCTAAGAAAAAACAAAATATACTTGAAATAATTGAGTTATGTAAAAAAGATAAAATATTAAATGATCATATTTATATTTTTTCTAAAATAATAGAGGAAAGCAAATATGATAGCATTGCTTCTGAAAGAGATACATGATACTAAGGAGACAGAATACTATAAACAATTTTCTGAAAAAATCTTTACAACAAACCCAAACATAAACTTTTTGTCTTTTGAAGAATTGAAAAATCAAAATATTTTACAAAAGTTATTAGAAAAACACAAAATACAAGGTATTCTTGTTTTAGAAAAAAATGAAAAAATAAAGCTACTCAAACTGGAAGATTTCACAAACAGATCGGATTATATTTGTGTGAGTGATAAAAATTGGGTTAACAAGGAGCTCAGAGTATTTTCAAATAATATAAAAAAAACAGCAGAACAATGCCAGCAAATTGTTGTATCGACTGATAAAAAAATTGATAATCCTGTTTTGCCTTTTGAATTTAATTTTCTTAAAGAGATTTATAAAAAAAATGATTTTGCAAAATTTGTATTAGAAAGTGAAAAATGGATATTTCACAACTTAAACATTACAAGCAAGCAAGTTATGTTAAGATACTATTGTGGTCTTGTGTGTCATTTTAAATTAAAAAATACTAAAAAGGCTCTTGAACACTTGGGTGTTTCTATTTTCTTGATGCCGAGTATGCCGGAATTATGGTGTGCTTGGGGAGACATTCTTCTTGATATAAAACAATATGAAAAAGCAAAGCACATATACAAAAATGCAAATATAGTAAAAAAACATAGAAACATATACGACAGATTTCCTTTGTGGATAAAAAAAAATGAAGATTATGCCGAAAATATGTACAGATTGGTTTCTGATACATTACAAGGTATAAAAATTATTAAATCAGTAGATAATTTCTAATTCATTGACAATTATTGTAATCTGATCTTCGTATCTAGCTATAGCAATTTGCTTTCTACCGGGTGGTAAACTTTTTAGCCGTGATTCTAATTCTCCTATAGAGCAATTAATGACCGAGAAATTGTTTTTTGCTAATTCTTCTAAAGATTGATCCAAATTTTTATATTCTTTACTTGGAAAAAATTCTTTTATTTCCTTTTGAGCTTCCTTATAAATTTTT